ACCACAAATGGCACCGTGGAAATATTGTCCCAAAAAACTGAATTTACCGCAGTCGGAATCTGACCTGTACTAGCCACTCGCGCCTGCCACAAGTGTTGACTACCCGTCACTGTAACTTTATTGCCAGCTGCGTAGGTAGTTCCCCCCAACCAGTTAGCTGTTAAGTTTGAAGCTACGGGCGGCATTATTGCGAATCTGTCAGCGTTGATGAAAAACTCGCTAGTGTTCGCGCCTGTCGCTGTAGTCGTGTTGGCTAAACCGAAACCCGCAACGTGCCCATTCGCATCGATCTTCACGGTGTACTGCCCGCGTAAACCGTGAACGTTTGACGCAGATACCTCAAGCGCCTGCTGCATAGTGACGTTTGAAGTAGCCCCAGTTTCTGGGTTTGAATAGGCTGCGTTCAGATAATCAATTTGTGCCGCAGTTGCTCTTAATACGGGAGGAGTAGCATTTGGGTCTGTGAATAACGCGGTCTTCATTGTGCTGAGATTCGTAGCACTTAGGATGGTGTTACCGCTACCGTCTTTTAGGATCGAGTTAAGCCCAGCAATCGATTGAGCTGCTGCACTCGTTGATGATGCACTGATCAGGTTTACTTGAGTGATCTTGTTGGCGCTGTCTTCAATTCGGTAGTAATCCCCGTAAAGTTTCCAATGAGCTGTGGAAGTCGAGGTCGTAGGAAGCGAGTCATTCGTACTCGCACTTACTGCAGAGATGCAAATATATAATTTACTGTCGGAGCCGCCTGAGCTAGAACGGACCACTTCGTCTACTGCATAAGTACCAGATGCAATCCAGACTGGAACTTTACCTCGCACTGCTCCTACAGCTGTCGTGACAGCTGTATTGACTTGCCCCCCAGACTGAAAGTCATTCGTGTTCGTATCAATGATATTATTTACTTGGGTTGCGTTTTGGTACGTGCTCAAATTTGCACGAAGCGCGATACTAAGGTTGGACAAATTAATTGCGTCGGTCAACACACCTAGTAAATGCTCAACGTCCGGTGCAGTTTGCGCGACGGTGCCAGCTATTGCGTTCCACGGCCCTACCACTCCTGCGATGCTAACGTGCCGAACCCAGTAGTAGCGAGTTACGCCACTGCCGACTGGGTCCAGATAAGTCTGGCCGACAGATACCCCCGTCAACGTGGCATCACTGCGAACATCCGAAGTATGTGAATGTATTTCGGTTTGATTGTGCGTCGAGTAGTTCGCGAAATCCCACCGACAATTAACGACCGAGTAAGCGCCATTCGCTGTGAACCCAGTAGGTTGATGAGGAATATCTGTAACGTCGGCTTTATCTTCCGGTACGAATCCTGGGTTTTGAGGCAGGTTCGGGTCGAAAGGATTATTCAATAATTCTTTCGCTAACCCAGAATTTATCAACTCTCTGAGCGTAACTGCCCGATCCACAGGATCACCCCGACGACCTAACCTGATGTCGAGTGCTTCAGAAAGAGCCTCTAAATATCCACGTAATTGTGGCGACACATCTGCTGGGGGCTTGGGGAAGCCTGGAAGCTTCGTTACTTTAGGGTTCATGTCGTGCGAATCTCATCAATTGATTGTGCTAGACAAAACTCATTGATATCAGTGCCTTCGACTTGTATTTCCCACTGATGGGAAATGTGAGACGGCATCCGCATAAGCGGCTCTAAAATAGTACCGCTACTAATACCGCTGGGCACAGTTGTAACTTGAGAAAAGCTGGCTCCACTAACAACTACATTGATTGTGTTGCCCATCGAGTTGCCGTGAGTAGCACAGTAATATTTTAATGAGTCAGGTGCGTCGGCGGGGACGGTAAACACTACCTTCGCACCGAAATTACCAGCAGTGCCAGTCGGTACTACATAGTTAGAGTCTGTATAAGCTACGTCAGAAGCCGTCCTAAAACGCAGAGGGTGATTGGTATTACTAGAGTCTGAAAGGTTAAAGGTATAGGTATTACCTCTTTGCAAATTTAATATAGGAGCTGTCCCTAAACCTGCAATTGCATACTTATTGCCGCCGTCTGCAACTACTGTAACGATGTAGTTTAAATTGTTGTCAACCGTGTAGTGCGCGACTAACGCTTGATCGCCATAAACTTTTACAGTGACTGGATACTTATTAGCATCTACAGACACCCAAGCCATAGACGTAGGCGAAGCCGTTGTAAATGACTTAGTCTTAAACTTTAAAGTTTTTTGTGTGGCCCCGCCGCGATACTTCCTAATTTTGTTCCCGACGATGATATAAAGTTCACCGTCCTTCGGATTCATATAGCCGCCACGAACATCAGCCGACATCGTTAACGTAGTGAGCGCGTTCTCCGCGCCGCGAGGGTCGAACACCCAACCGCCTCCTGAGTGGAAAGCCACGTAGGTTCCTTCGTGCTTAAAGGCTCTGATTGTTAATGGGTTGTAGCTTGCGTTCCACTGCTCAACAGAAACTAAACCTTTACTGATCACTTGGCCTTGAGCAGATTCTACAGCGCACAAACCGTCTGGCCCCGCATACAAAACGTAGTCGCCCATGTCCACGACACTTCGTGTGTTAACACACGCTTGCGCTAGGTCTACGCGGATCGCGGTCATCGCACTCGGTTCAGTACCCGTGATGAAATAGGGTTGCCCATCAGTTAACGCAACAACACCGTTCGCAGTTGAAGCAATCGCAACAATGTCTTCTTCAGTCGTGATGCGGTAGTTGATAGGCCATGCGTGGGGGAGAAAGGGTTCGCTGAGACAAAAGCGCTTGCCTGTGAAGCCCGCCATAACGCCTTGAGACAATGGAATAAGACCTTTTAGAGGTCCGTCAGGATATAAACTTGTGTTGTCGGGTGGCCCGATCCAAGTGCTGCTTGGCAATACCTCACCTAACGTCGCTGCGTCTTTTTGGTCCACATATGATGTTTCGCTGTACTGCACTTTATCGACAAACTGGAATTGTGTGTTGGTGCTACCTGTGTTGCTCCGGTAGATACGCTTTAGAGCACCACTTCCAAAATTATAGTTTCCGCTAACCTGCGCGGCAGCGGGCATCGTGATTGTCGCATTTTGCCCGTCTGACATCACGGTTATTGCACTTGGAGCTGACGGCGGGCCTTCTTCGCCAAACGCAGTAACGAACGTGTAGACGTAGCTAACGTCATTCGGAGTAGAGTCAGCGTCTGCCGTTCCGGCTAAAGCAATCGTTGGAGCAGCAGTTGGATTAGGAACTCCTAGAGCGTAACTATTTACGGGGTAACCAGATACACCAGCTACTATGGACGATGATGTACCAACACGCGGGTAATCATCGCCGGTATAATAAAGACGGGCTAGTGTATCGCCAGGAATTGGTCCCGCGACGACCGACACATCTTCTTCGTCCCACTCCAGCCAAACTGAAGCTGCACCGACGTAATATTTATAGATTGAGCGGCGCGCACCGTTTTGCAAAGTCAAATGATCAACGTCATCTTTGGTCGCGACTAACCTTCCCGATTCGAGATCCACGTTCTCTGCGATCTGACCGAACTTCTCCGAAAGTAACCGTGGTGAAACGACAGGCGCGGTTCCTGCAAATCTATCAAGTTTTAAATAAGTCATACCGTTACAACGTAGGTCTGGTAGCTGGAAAATCAGACGTTGAGGGCCAGCCACGCAGTGCTGTTCTATAAGCCATTGTTGCTGTGTGATCTGGGTGATCGGTAAGTGGCACTATAAAGTCACTCGACAGCAGCGCCATATTACGCCACTCACGGGCTAACTCTTCGACAGTAGGTTCTGCTGCTGCCTCTGACCAAGCTGATCCGTTCCATGTTCTACCTACAAGTTTTTCATCAAACGTACTAATAACTATATAGTTAGTAGGTACGTTATCTAACGCTTGCCCATATTCAACTACGTTAGTACAAACATCGTCACTGTCTAACTGTGCATAAGAAATACTAGACATATTCAATAACCTCCCACGATACAATTGGATCACCGACTGTTTGCGTGTGGTACTGCCAGTTATACCCCGCTGCAAAACTAACTGTTGTTGAGTTTGTTAAAACACAATACGATGAGATTGCATTCGCCATCCAAGTCGCAGTGCTATTAATACCACCTGTCCCCCAACCGTTTTTATTTGAACATGTAACAAACGATTTACCCGTGTCCACTGAGTTAATTGTCACAGTAGCCGTGCTGTTTCTGCCAACAGTTACAGTCCCCCTCTGTATTCTTTTTATTGGGGTTGATGATCCTATTACCGCCATAATTTATCTCCTTAAAGGACTAACCATCCGATTGTTGAATTTATGAAAATAAGCTGCGCGGCGTTGCCTTGAGGCATCGTCGAATCTCCGGCTGCACTATTAATGTTTGAACCGTTTCTGCCAATTGTGAGTAACGCTGCCCCAGCATTTTTAAACGTGACCGTGTCTCCCGCTGAAGGTGACGCTGGTAGAGTGATCGTGAATGCAGTTGAAGCATGGTTAGCTACTATTTGATCGCCAGAAAGCGCGGTGTACGCAGAAGTTTTAACCAGCCATGCGTTATACAACCCGCCGCTCGTGACCCAGCTCGTGACACCCGCACCGTCCGTTGCTAAAACTTGGTCGGCATCTCCGTCATTAACAGGCAGCGTTAAAGTGTAACTAGCGCTGACAGTTGCAGGGGCTTGCAACGCCACATATTCACCGCCACTTGCATCTTGAAATCTGACATCACCTTGAGCTGTTAAATCTACCTGCGTAGCAACTAAAGCAGCACCAGGAGTATTAAAAGTTACCCAATCTAAAACACCTGAACCGTTGGTTTGTAAAACCTGATTTGCATCGCCGTCATCGGCTGGCATCGTGAGCGTGTAGGAAGCACTAATTGTTGCCGGTGCTTGCATCGCGACATACTGACCGCCACTTGAATCTTGTAACCGAAGATCACCTTGCCCAAGGATATTAACTTGGCCTCCAGTGAAAGTTCCGCTGATAGTTGTATCAGTGCCGCCGGTTAACGTGCCTGTCATTGCAACAGCTCCAGCGTTAACAACGCCAGATCCGGTTAAGTCAAGGTTGTCGCCAGACGGTAATTCTTTAATGCCAGAAGCATCTGCGACTAGTGGAAATCGATTCGCCATTTAGGTTACTCCTATTTCGATAGAGCCTGACCGCGTAGTCACGAGAAAAATGCCCGCAGCGATGTCAATTTCTATGGTTGATGCCCTACCGAAAACTTTGACAGTTCCCGATGTTTTTGGTTGTTCGCCAACGAATGGCATTCTATTCTCCTAGTGTTGGACGGGTAGAGGGGAAGTCAGAACTAGCGGGCCAGCCACGAAGCGCAGCACGATATAAAATTATATTGTCACGGTTAGGCCAATCTGGTGTTTGAGATGCTGTGTCTGTTGCAATAAGCTCCTGACCTCTCCACCTTCTTGCCTCTTGTTCAGCCGTTAAAGCAGGAATTTCTTGAGGTACATACGCTTCGTAATACTCAAAGTTTGCAGCCATAAACGCTTCATCAGCGGTTACCAGCGGATTTGTTACGTTCCCATCAGCGTCTTTTACTACCCATAAATTACTCATAATTTCTCCTTACCACGGCAGATATTGAATTAGAACCAAACCAGCACCGCCTCTACCGCCTATCCCTATACCAGCGGTTGACCCATCAAGAACCCCGCCTCCCCCACCGCCGACAGTGGAAGAGCCGCCTACGTTGCTAGAACCGGCGACTCCCGCTCTAACTTCATGTCCGCCAGACAAATCCCCGGCATTAGGCGTTGCGTTAACAGTATTGTTATCGGTGTCATATCCAGTATTTTTAGTTCCAGCCAAACCCCCAATAATCACTCCGTACATAGAATTAGCAAGTCCCGCTTGTGTGCTTCCTGCGTCAGTTTGCCCAGCTCTTCCATTCGTAGTTTCTCCTCCTGTTCCATAAACGCCTACTGCGCCTCCACCACCCGAATAGCCTCTACCACCTGTGTTGTTAACATCGCCATTTGAGGCGGTGCCTCCGGGGGCGTGGTTTGGGCTAGAGTTGACGTTCCCGCCGGCCCCGCCGTTGGCGGTTAGGGTTGCTGACAATCCTGTCCCCGCTACGGTAGAAGTGCCGCCCCCTGCTCCACTGTAGTTGCCCTGCGGGGGGTTAGCCGCCGCTCCAACAACTACAACAAAACTGCCGGAGGTTGTTACTGCTAAGGAATTCTTTTTGCAATAGCCGCCACCGCCACCGGCTTGGCCGTTATTGCCAGCGCCGGCCCCTCCAGCTCCGATTACATGGATCGCTATTTTTCCATCCATGGGGGGTACCCAGGTCTGACTTTTAGTCAAAAAGAATTGGGGAAATACTCCTCCACCACCACCGCCACCTAATGAAACTGGCATCTATACCTCCATCCAACCGAGCGTAGCGTCGGCATAAACAAGTTGAGTTCCTGCGCTTGCAGCAATTTCACCGCTATCGGCAGTACTGTTGATTTTATCTGAACCGTTGCGAGCGATAGTTACTGTCGCGCTACTGTTGTTTCTAACAGACACGCTGTGTCCTTCTACGCCAGCCGGTAAAGTAATTGTTATCGCGCTAGAACCCGTGACCATAATTTGCGATCCGTTAACTGCTGTGAAGTTCGCAGTCTTAATAAGCCATGCGTTGTAGCTCAAAACGGGGGCAGCAACTGTCCCAAAACTTAATACATTGTTCCCGTCCGTTTTCAAAAACTGACCGGCTGTTCCGTCAGTGACATTGAGCTTTGCTATGTCTACGCTGTTGGCGCTTAGATGAACTAAATCTACTGAACCATCAACGTACTGATCAGAGTCCACAGAGTTTGCCGCAAACTTTGCTGCGGTGATTGCGCCGTCTGCAATCTTAGTTGTGGTTATTGAGGCATCAGAAACAGCTAGAGTTTTGATAAGACTGTCATACCCAACGACATAGTCGATTACATCTGTGCTAGCTAATGCGCTATCAAAAATAATCTGAGAACCGTTAACAGTAAATCCTGTTACAGGTGCTTGAGTCACGCCGTTAAGACTTACCAGTAAACTAGTAGCACCTGTAGGAAAATAAGCCGCGCTATCTTTAGTTAAATTATAAGTTGCTGTCGCAGAGGTTGTGATCGCGTCGAGCAACACATTGCTCTTTCCTGCACCGCCACTTCTTCCAAGGAAAGGCATCGTTATTCTCCTAGAGTCGGCTTAGTGTCAGGAAAGCTAGACGTAGTGGGCCAGCTACGAAGTGCTGCTCGATAAGCCATATATGCCGCGTGTTGCGGATGATCTGTTAGCGGTACTATAAAGTCGTTAGCTATAAGTTCTTCGTCTCTCCATATTCTGGCAATCTGTGCAGCC